GTCACCTTTACAAAGTAAATAGAAAGTCGGTAACATGTCTGATTGGCCAAACATTTCTGTTGGTTTTTCAAATTTATTCTCGATTTCATTGTAACCAAACTTATGTAAACTGTACATTCTTCTTAACAAATACATGTGGATTCTGTGGAAATGATAACATGTCATCTCATCTACACCAACTCTTACACATTCAGATGTTCTGGAACAAACCATATCTGAATCTCTTCTATAATCATCGCATGGTAGTGTTGATGCACACTCTTTTGTTTTTTTTATTGTTGGATAACAGGTTGCACCATTGAAACTTATAAGTGACACAAATTCCATGAATACTTTTTGTATATTTGTTTTCTTAACACTATCAGTAATACCGCAACATCTCATAGATATTTTCTGTAGTCTTCTAAATTTTTGTAATTCTTCTTTATTTGGTGTACTTATGGCAACAACATAGTCATCAGAATGAACTAAAAACTCTGCATAAAGATCTGACTCTGGGTACAAATGGTTCCATAAATCAAGAACAAATTTATTACAGATATCTGCTTTCAAAGAAGACATATAATTGAACACCCCTTGTAGAAAATTTTGTGTACTTTTAAGTTTAAAGTTGTTTTCCTGTGTGTCTCTTAAATAGTTTGTGTCTTTAGTTAATGGTATAACTTTGTCAAGCACATCTGCAGGTATTTGTATCTCTTTATTCATCCATTTTGAGATTATATATTTCATTAATAGGAAATAATTTGAATCGCATTTGTTTTCCAAAGAAACCACCATTGTCAAGAATGTCTCCATCATTTCTGATGCTGACCATTTACTACAATCACCATTGACGTAGTAAATAAAATTCTTATTTTTTATAGCATGTTTTGTTACTCTGTCAATCATTTTCTGTATAACTATCATTTTCTTATCACCTGGTGTGGATATCATTTCTGTTGTAGAATAACTAGCCATTTTTTTGAAAAAATTCTCTACACATTTTGCCATTATTTTTGCACCCATATTCATAACATAGAACTCTCTTTTGCTACCATACTGTGCCTTTATACAAATATCACTCACAACTCTTCCATCTCTCACCATATAACTTATAGCATTAGAATAGGTGTATTCAAGCCCCCAATCATTACAGTATTTCAACATCTCATCATGCA